CCATTTGCTTGTTTCTTGGGAATTGTAAATTGAGAGCTTTCTTGCTGCTATAAATTCATAACCCCCTTTTTCTAAGTCCAATACTAATGCATTTTTCTTTGTAGTGAGGTCTCCTAAGATTGTACCCTTCCCCATTTTTGGAATAGAGACTATAACCAAATCTCTAGGATTTAAGCTTGTCACTTGTGTAATTTCGTCTGGTAATTTCATTTTTTATGTAATTTAGTGTTTGTAAATATAGGCTATTTACATCTAATTTCCAAATTTTACTGAGAGATTTCTGTAGATTTTAATACAGTTTTTTTAGGCTCAATTTCACTTGGATTAGCCTTCACCAATTCATAAAATCTTTCAGCTTCTCCTTTATGCATAAACCATTTAACCACTTGATTATCAGCTTTCACTGCATACATTGTTCCATTCATTGGATTGATTTCTTCAATTAATTCTAATGTCATACGTATTTAATTTTTGTTTTGTCAAAGAATTCTAATGCTTTACTTAACCATCTAGCTTCTACATCCTCTGTAGAGCAAACGATGTATATCTGAGCTTTCTTGTCTGGATTGTTGTATTCCATAGCCATACATCTGTTAATCTTCTGAGCGAGGTTTTCTCCATTACTGTCAAAATAGTTGATAATCACTCTGTTAAGAGGCTTGTATGTCACCCCTGTATTACCAATCTTTACAACAGCCAGGTGTTTACCCTCTCCTGATACAAAGTCTTCAAATATCTTCTTCTCTATAGCTTTGCTATGATAGGAAGGAATGCCTAATGTATCAGCTATTTTGGTGACACCACAGAAAACTAACACTCGTTCGTCTTTATGCTTTTTGAGAAGCTCTCTGGTTTTCTCCATTTTGGCAATGCTATTCTGTATTATGCGCATTCTTGCCAGTCTTAAGAACATTGTGCTCTTTCCCTGTCTTTCCAGAGAATCAATCACCCATCCATAGGAATCAAACTGTTTCTTTTCAGTTTTTTTCTTTCCTTTGTAGTCATTTATTCTTTTGTCATCCAAAGGCACTCTCACCACTGTGATTTCATAGTCTGTTACAACTCCTTCATTTACAGCCTGTTCTATGGAATATTTAGCCACAACAGGCAGCTGAAGCTCTTCATGCAGTGTTCTTTCTGTAAAAGAAGAGAGTGTGCCTGTCAGTCCTAACACAACAGGGTTTCTGTCTGATATAAGCTCTCCTGCAGCCTCTATTTGAGCCTCAGACAATAGATGTATCTCATCTATTATGACAATGTCAAACTGTTCTTCTGTGTATTTCTTCAGGCTTAAATGAGTGGTGTATGTAACATCCTCATCGTTCCACCCACGCTTTTCAAAATCAGCTTTCCAAGAAGCCTTAATCTTATTGTCTGGATAGGCAATAAGAATTGTTTTAGGCTTTAGCTGTTCAAGGATGTTGATGGTGGTGTATATTTTTCCAAACCGTGGGCACAGATTAAGTATACCATATTTATCACTATTCATCCATACATCAGCAAATTCCTTCTGTCTTTGGTCTCTTATGTTCATTGTATAAAGAATGATTTGTTTACAACTGATTGATAATCAGCTTCTTTAATATCTTTTTTCTTAGGAAGCTCCTTAAACATACCAATTTGACCAAGAAAACCAAGACCTATTCTTATATCATCTTCCCCATAAGAATTCTTTGCAATTCTAAGACTTCTGTAGTATTTACCCCCTTGGTCATCTTTGAGCTTATCAAGTTCATATCCACTTGGGTCTGGCACTTTATATCTCATAGGATCAAATAGTGTAACAACAACATCAGCATCATTCTGAGTTTGAGAACTCTCTGCAAAATCTTCTAATTGAGGCTCAACATCTCCATTCTTTATTCTTATAGGATTGGAAATGCTACGATTGAACTGCTGAACAACAACAGGTGTGTACCCAAAGAAGTCTCTGGCATATCTCAGTTCATCACTCATCTTATCAATAGCTTCCTTTTTAGTGGGCTGGTCTTTAGTGGTCTTTAACAAACCAATATGGTCAACAATAACGATAGTAATTTCTCTATCATTCTCAGGAATATACACTTTGTTGTATTCATCCAATTGTTCTATTTTCCCGTTCTGAAGAGCATATGCTTTCAGTTCTTTAGCTATACCTACAGGATTCTCTGGTCCGTCAATAATAGTGATTACATTAGATAATTGTTCCATATAATCATCATACATTAAAAACAAATCATGCTCATCCTTTGTAAGTTTGTCATTCCAACCAAGCAGCTTACTAACAGGAATAACTATTCCATGGTCAAGAAATATCTTTCTACACACCCATTTAGCCATCTTATAGGTTCTACTTCTCTCCATAGAGCGATAGATGATTTTCAGCTTTATTTCTGAAGGAGATTGCTTTATAAACCAATCTGTAGGATTAAGAACAAATGCATCATCCAGAAAAGATGTTTTACCAGAGCCTGTATTACCACCTATCAGGAAATAATTAGACCTCCTAATACCAATGTATTTATTAAGTCTGTTAAATCCCATAGGAATTCCACCATTCTTATTCTCCAAACCAGATTGCACTTCCTGTTTTAATTGTTCAAAGCTCATAATTTTTCTAGTTCTTCTTTAACGAATGTATAACGTCTGTATTCCACTTGAATTTGATAATCAAGACTAAACTCTGGAAGCAATTCTAATATTTTATTCACTGCTATTATAGCGCATTCTGTGGCATATTGACCATTAGCCCAACCATAATATGTAGTTTCTGGTCTGATAGTTACACTTGTTGTAAATGCAACTTTTTCAATACCCATCTTCTCAACTAATTCCTGTGCTATTATTTTAGCTTCTTCTCTTAATTCTTCATCTGTTTTCATACATCTGTTCCTCCTGTAACTTTTGGTGCTTCTTCTATTTTTGCACCTTCTTTAATTAATTCAATAAAGGGTTCATAGCTACGCTGATTCAAATATGTAAGGCTGTTTTGCATATATGTTAGCTTGTTTGTGCTAAGTTTTACAGACATTTCTTTCTTTTGCATAACGTCGAATTCTAGTGCAGATGTTAAGTCTGCAGCTACATATTCGCCTTCCATAAGAATCTTTTCAAATTTAACCCTACATTCTTCTTTATTTGTTCTCAATGACCGTGAGCCAGAAAACATCCTTCCTTTATGTGTAAAAGTGTCTGTACCTGGAAAAGCTTTCCACCATTCTTCAAAAGAAGTGGATGATGGTTTTTTCTTTATCAACTTCATCACATCTTTTGTTTCCATAAACTTCAAAAGATCAACACCTATAAGTGTAATCTTATCTCCATTTTCAGATATAAGACCTTTTCTAATAAGTGTTTGATAAAGAGTGGCAAACTTTACGTTTTCTTCACACAGTTTTTGTACATCTACTTGACTTTCAATCATTTTCAACATAAAAACCAAATCAAGAGAATATCCTTTTTTTAGTATTTCTTCAAAATGCGAGGGGTTTACTTTCAACAGCGTCATTGTTATTCTTTTCAATATGTACAAAGATGATGGCAGGTAGTCTTTCCTGCATTATTTTTTGTTCTTCTTCCCATTGGTCAGCCTGTAAAATTAAGCTTTCTATCTGAGAAATCCTCTCAAAATCCTCAATCATTTGCGAACCCATAGAATATGTATTCTCCATCTCTTTCAGTTGTTGATTTTTTGTAAGAAATTTTAGCAGTGACAGTAGAACCTTTTTCTAACACTTTCTTCATTTCTACCCAAGAATCTGCTTGTTGCTCTTCTGTATACTTACGAGCAGCTTTTACAGCTTCTCCCTTTGTATTAAATTTACCAATAGCACCACCACGAGAATGACTATACGCTACGTATTTAAGCACCCATTTCTTTGTACCCTTCTCTACAACATGCTCCACTACAGACTTAATTTTGTTAGTGTTACCCTTTGGAGCAGATATACATATACATTCTGCACCATGGTGTTTTGACATTTCATCATGTCTTTCACGAATGTATTCATCCAGTGTTTTACCACTTGCTTTCCATTTTTCTGTAACATCTCTACATCCTGCTGTGGAATTAATTTGTCCACTATATCCTTCCTGATGACCGTATTCTCTTTCAGCATTTTCTACAGCTTCATTGTATGCTGCTTTAGCATTCTTTCCTCTTTGTCTAACATAAACCCAATTAGCTCCCATAATATTTAATTTTAATGTTTAAAATAATTTCCACCAAGGTTTCTTTTTTGGTTTTGGTGAGTGATATAATGTCGTTGTATATGTAGTAGAAACAGTAGGAGTTAAATCAGAAATAATTTTGTTTTTTCTCTCTAAGATGACATTTAACTTTCTTATTTCAGTTATATACCTTTCCTTCTCTTCATTAAACTTAGCAGTTAAACTTATGTCTATCTCATTGGGTTCAAGAGGTCTGTAATATATTTCACTGGTACTGTTCCATTGATCTCTCCTTATAGTTTTAACATAATATTCTTCACTTTTTAATAAATGTTCAAGATGGATCACTTGCTCTCTAAGTTTCTTTAAATCAGCTTCCATACTGTCATATCTACTCTTGGGTAGTGTCACTGTAATTTCACTCATTTTTATTAGTTTTTTATTACACGTATTCCGTACATAAAGTCAAACCATTTGAATGTTTCTTCTGCTCTCTTTTTGGAACATCTAAACACTTTCTTTATAAGGGGAATAGCATATCCTTTGAACATTTCATATTGTTCTTCTGTCATATTATTATCAGAATACCATGTAGGAGACTTTTTAGCTTCCTCAAGAGTTTTACCCACCATATTGAGCTCATATTCAATTAGATGGATGGCGATGTTTTCCCTGTTAATCTTTGGCATAGGAAAGACAGTGAATATGCTTGTTTTTACAGCTTCTTCAAAATCATTTACATCCCATACCAATGGTGTGGCTGGTTCAACATCTACAAAGGATATTCTTATTTCGTCCTTCTTTATGTGGCTTATAAAACATTGACCACCACTTACATGTATAAATCTGTCTCCTTTTTTAAACTTTTTCATTAGAATAGACTTAATTGTGCTGGGTTTATGTATAAATTTGATTTAATTCCCTGAATCTCTCTTATAATATTTTCTGTTTTTTCTATATAATAAGAATGATTAACATCTTCAAGGTTAGCAATTTTTATGTTATTACATATTGTGCAAACCCATTCTCCTGCTTCCACTTGTGATATAGGAGGTGCGTCTGATGTACATTCAGGGTTTTTCACCTTAACAATTTTCTCCCCACTCATGGAAACATAATATCTAATCATCTTTTTATATATGTTAACATGCCCTGTTTTTCTATTAATTCCTTCATAATGGAAATCTCTACTTGCTTTCTGCCTTATACAGAAGTCAAAGATATTAGTATGATTCCTAACAGTATGCTCAACAGGTACATTATGAAGAAAATATTGTTCCAGAGCAATTGGGATAATTCTTGCAGAGGTGTTCTTTTGCACTTCTTTATCCTTCTCAAAATCGCCTTTTGCTTTAAGTTTTCCATCTTTTTTAAGAGCTAAATAGTGATTAACAGATCTTTGGGCAATCCATTGAAACTCAGTGTATTCAAAGTTACCAAGTTGATCATTTCCAATAACTTGTTCCCAATGTGTTAGAATTTGTCTGAATTCTTGTTCTCGTTCCTTTTTAATGATGCAGTCAAAACCATCGGTATTTAAGCTCACCACTCTAAATCCTTTTAGAAGTAAGTCTTCAACTACCATTAAAATTTCAATCTGACCACCAATAGTCACTTGAAGCATACCATATGGATATTCTTGCCAGTCTCCTGATGTATTCAATCTACCATAAGAACCTCCATTAAGGGCTAATTTACCCATTTTTTGCAATGAATTGTATTTAGGAACGCTAGTTTCTTGATATAATTTCTTATATCCTAGTCTTCTGTCAATCTTTGATACAATTAAACTATTCCACCCAGGAAGATGTTTTGGTTCCACTTTATACTTTCTAATAGCATTTGGATATTGTGAGCCAATATCTATTTGCCAATATTGCTCATCTTCTGTAGGCTTTAGAAATCTTCCTTTTTCATTGCTATGAATACCACCCTTGGCTATTGTTGCTGTAAGTTCATCATTAAACTTGTGTTTAAATTTCTGTTTTTCATTTAGAACAAATTGATTTCCAATGTATTGTACAAACTGTTCAAGCTCTTTTGTTTGAAAATTTGTCCATTTAGGGAAAAATGCTTTAAACTTTTTTCCATAGAATGTAACAATCTTCTCAGGTCTAATTTCTTTGTAGTTCTTTTTAGTGAGCTTCATGTAATCAAGCTTGTTCCATTCAGCACCAATTCTTACATCATCCCAATTAAGGCAATTTAATCCGAATTCCTCCTTCATTGCAAATCTGTCTTCAATCTTATCTTCTCCCTTGTACAAAGAAATAGATGTCTGGCCTCTTGTAACCTTATAGAATTCATAAGTGGACATAACATCGTTCTTACAATATTCTTTTGTCATCATTATTTCTTCTAAAGAAAGGTCTTTCTTCAAATGGTGAATAGGCATTTCTTCAACATTATGCCAATTTAAATAGAATTGCACAGCTTTTAAAGAAGTTCTTCTGTTTTCATTGTTAAAATGCCAAATAGTGAAAAGGTCAATTTGTTTATAACTCAGGTTTGATTCTCCATATTCAGAAGGTAAATCATAATTAGCGTCGTGTATAACATCTTGAGCCTTTTGAGATATTAAAGCTGTTATGTCTAAATAAGAAGTTTCATGCCAATTATTATAATTACGTAAAACCCACTCAACCACTTGACTATCAAAGCGTAAATTATTAAAACCTACCCAATAATAATCATTATGAGCTTCAGCAAATTCAGCAAACCTATCTAAATCATTTTCAAAAGCATTAACGGCAAACTCTGAATATTGATCTGTCTCTGGATTATAAATTCCCACCAAAAACATTTCAAGCATAGTTTCTATGTCATACACTAAAACTTTCATAATTAATCATTTTCTTTTAAATAATTTCTTTTATATCTGCTTTTGAACCAATCAGATGTATTACTCACTCCTGTACCCTTACACATTGGACAGGGATAGTCTGCTACATCTTCTCCTGTACCATTGCAAGAAGAACACATATCTGGAGCTTCTTCTTTCTTTTCTTTTCCTTCATAACAATCTATACAAAGCTGTCCACCTCCTTCTATATACCCAACACGTAGGTCAATATGTACGGTTTCATCGTATGGAGTTTCTTCTCCACACATAACGCATTTGTCTTTTGCCATAAGTTTTAGTTATTAAGTTCATTATGATACCATCCCAATATGCTAATCAGATTATCTAAAAGCTGCTCTTCAGATTCTTTAGCCATACGTATGTAGTCTTGTTCATCAAGCTCATCGCTTGAATATTCTACAATAGCTGTTACAAGCTTTTTTCTAATGTTATTCTTTGCCATTTTCTTCTGTTTTATAGGTTTCGTTGTAATAATCAAGAGAACTTTTATCAGCTTTACCATTAACATGGGCTCTATGTTCTGATTGAGCACCATCTTCCCAAGCATCAATTATTTTGTTTTGAAACTGTTTGTTAGCTTGTTCTTCAAGATCATCTAAATATCCTTGTGTAACTCTTACATCACCCATTCCTAGATGTGTTTTAGGATTATGTGCAAGCTGACGTAATTGCTCAATAACCCAACTCACTACTGTTTGTTGTGCCATAGGTTTATTTGTTTTTATTTAGTAATTTATCTCTTAGCCATTTAGCACAATCTGTGAATGTTTCCTTACACTCATCTTGTGCATATTCCCATTTATTTTCTACATATTCATTAGCTTTTTTCTCTATCTCCTCATCACTTGGTAGTTCGATTGGAATTTCTACTGACAATATTTGCTCATCTGTAAACAGTTCTGTATTATCTTTTTTCTTACCTAATGTTGTACGAAGTTTTGTATAAAGCAACATAAGTTTTACCTGTTCTTCTGTGTATAGTTTCATATATTAATATTTTACTATTTGAAATCTGTTATGATGATATGTAGTCCAAGATGTTGAATTATATTCAAAAATTGTATCATGTTCATGCCTATCTTTATATAAACGTGTAATAAATCCGCTTTTGTCAGAATATAACACCACCACCTTGTAAGGCTTCTTTCTATGGCTCCTGGAGGCAGGAAACACCTTTAATATGGTTCCTCTACGTATTTTCCAATGAGCAATATGGTCTCTTCTGTTTATAAACTCTTTATCCCAATATTTCCTTGTAAGACATTTAAATACCCACCATTTGATCTTTATTGTTCTTTTTAGTTTTACCCACCAAGAGTCTTTCTCCATTTCATCCATTATTCTTTGTACTGTGGGACTTCTCATATCAAATTATTTAATGTGTATTCAATACCTGCTTCGTAGGCTTCTGTTGGTGAATACCAGTAACCTCCTTGATCTTCAGGATTAAGTCTTTTTCTATCTTTATTGTGTAACCAATAACCAAAACCATTTTCACCAATTACACATATAGTAATCCAAATCCCATGCTTTTCATACAACCACATCACTACATCTGCAATGGTTGGTGCTTCACATTTATAAGCAGGGACAAAACCTCTGTTGTTATTAAATACAACTTGAGAATAAAGACTGCCTTCGACAGAATACCATTTTTGAGATACTTCATCAAACCCCTTTTCTGCTAGCAACTTAGCTATTGGGAAACTTACTGGTGTGTTCATGATGTAATTTTTATGTGATTGAGTAGCCAATCTATGGCTATTACTGCATAAATGATTAGAGAGATCATAGCTACCTTTGCTGCAAAGAACGAAATTTCTTCTTGTGTCATATATCTCTTTCTGTTTGTGTGGTGTAAATTAATTTCTTTTCCTCATCATAGCAGTATAAAGCATTCAAAAAATTTATATACCTGATTGTCTTCCCATCAGGAACGAAAACTCTTTCTACTAATACTTGTTCAGACCTATCCTTGCTCCCCACAGCAATAATTTGCAATGCACACTTGAATTCTAGATCAGAAATATTATGGTAGTTTTCAATATTGCATGAAGGGATTTCATGCCACATTCTATCACTTTCTTGTTTTTGTTTGTACCAAGTTTTTAAAATGCAGTCTATTTTCATATATCAAGTTTTAATTTTAATAAATGTTACCAAAAAGTTTGTCTGCTCTATCAAAATCTTCTTTTTCTTCTCTTTCTTTTTCTTTCCATTCATATCTTGATATAGACTCTTCTTTTTCATAATCATCAATATACTTAGATTCTCTTTTTTTAGCCCTTTCAGTTTTCTTTTTATTAGCTAAATATTTTTTGTAAAGCTCATGTGATTCACTCATATATCAAGTTTTAAGTTTGTGATGTAGTCTTGTTTGTTTTCACAACTAAAAGGAAACAATTTGTTATGCTTTTGCCCTGCATCAAAAGCCCTTTCAACCACAGGAATTAAAGGAGTTGATTTTGATAAGATTTCTTCTATTAAATCAGCTCTCGCATTTTGAGCCTCACTTACATAAATTCCATCGTGATGAGATCCTGGTTTTTGATTAGTTTCCATCACCTTCAACCACTCTGTCTTGTTGATTATTACATATTCGTTATTCATGTTTATTTTTTAGACAATTAATAAAAGACTTTAAAAAGAAAATAGCAAATATTGATGTTACTATCCATTTGTATGGTTCTATTGGAAACATATTATATACAACTGCTATAGTGTAACCAATTAAGGTGAGGCAGTTCACTATAAACATAAACAAACTACCATATTTTTTTATGTTATTCATAATACAATGTTTTAGGTCTTTGTTCTTTCCAAAGTTGGATAGTTTCTTCAAAAGTATAAGGCTTATAATCACCGTAATTCTTTTGCATTTGAGCTATTTTAAATATTTCTTTAACATCTTCCTCACTAAATGGATGTGTTTCTTGGGATTTGTTGTAAGCATATTTGAAAGAATTGAAATCGTGAGGTTCTGCCAATCTATCCATTTCTTTACAATAAAGGTTAGCCAATATTTCAACCTCATCCACCACTTGTAGAATATCAATGTTTGGGTTGTTGGTTGCTATTACTTTTTTCTGTAGTGATGAGTCTATATCATTTAGTGTGTCAATTTGCTCTAATCCTATTGTACCATCTACATATAATTCTACTACAATGTCACCTACTTGAACTTCATTACCACTTATATAATAATGCCATCCATCTATTACTACCATGTAGCAGATGTGTTCCTCACCTGTTGTCTTATTAATTAATTTGTATTTCATTTTCTGTTGATTTTCTTAATTTATTGCCCCGTAATAATAGTCCGTTATCCAATTTATAAACAGGAGGCTTTGACTTGTAGCCCGTAACTATGCCACCTTGTATATTCGGCTTTTTTGTTTTGCCCCCCATTATTTTATCAACTATGGTTCTTGGCTCTGAATTGTATAAAACCGTTTGACCTATTTCGTAATTACCCCTCTTTCTTTTGCTCATTTTCTTTTGATTTTAGGTATTCTTGGAATAGTTCTTTAAATGAAAGATTAAAAATATTAAATTTGTTTCTATCTACCCATTGAGCAAACTCAATAGCAATCTGCTCTGTTATTTCTGCTGATTTCTCTGCAACAATCATTTCTAATTTGGATGTTCCAAAATCATTTACACAAAGTTGCTTTCTAACTGATTTGTCGTTTTGTATAGCTTCTAAATGTAGTTTTTCTATGTGTGTCATGATTTACTTATTAAAGTTTAGTCTTGTTAGTTCTATTGTAGTAGTATTGCCGACTGGTATTACGTAATGATCTAGTCCTATCTTCTCTCTAATATATCCATCATTACATTTTATAAGAGTGGAATATATCCTGTCTCCACTTTTAGTAGAGGTAACATTATGTTCTAATACAATACCATCAACTGTGTATGTTTCAGTGTAGTGGTAAAGAACAATAACAATTAAGATTACTAAACCACTAAAATAGCCTAGCCAATATTTTCTTATATGTGTCATTGTGTTTGTTTTTTAACTATAATCATCCACTATTGCTACAATAATGCAAAATAAGAAGAAACACATCACTGCTGATACAACATAGAATATGAAGGGTACATGTAAATATGCTTTATAAAGGAGTATTGTTAACAAGTTGGCAGCAACAATGAACATAAAGAGTATGAGCAGTGATGTTAATATAGTGCGTATTTTATTCATTTGATTTCAGTTTTAGATGCAGCAAGTGAGAGGGCTTTCTTAGCCCCTTTGACATAACATTGTTTTAAACAAAGGGATATGTATTTTAATTCTTGTTCTCCCATGTCAGGAAACATTCTTTTTATGTCTTCTATTTGTTCGTTAGCCTCTTGTTCTATGTGTTGTTCTACTGTCATTTGATTTTCTTTTTAACTTCAATAATAGATTGTTCTATCCAATGGATGCGTGTTTCCCAACCCTTCTTTGTACGAGGGGCCCAATAAACAGGTTGAGGACGAGGTGCTTTTCTTTTTAGCTCATCTAAAAGCTCCATTTTGTCACACCCTCTCATCCGTTTCCATATATAAGGCACTTTTTTGCTTTCATCTAACAAGAAGTCTAGATAGAAACACATGCCATTTACTACCGATGAGTCTTTGCACACTACTTTCAATAAAGCTTCATAGACTAATAGTCTTTGTTGTGGTGTTAGTTTCATGTTATAATTGTTTATGTTTTTAATCTTGTCCAAGAGCATCTAATGAAAAAGGATGTTCTAAGGATTCATAATCAAAGTTATTGTCGTTTTCTTTTGATAGCTTTATAGCGGTGTTTATTGATATAACTTCAGGTGACTTATACTTTAATTTTTTAGACTGAATAATTGCAGCAGACTCTTTTTGAAATTGCATTGCATCACTCCAATCTGTAGACCACCATCTGTTATTAATTTTTCTTCTGTCAACAAGGAATAAGTACATTCCTTTTTTACCTGTTGTCATTACAATGTGGTTCATGTTATAATTGTTTATCAAGTTGTTCTACAAATATTTTGAACTCGTTGGGGTGTTTGGCTTGTGTTTGCTCTCTTACATAGTTTTTACTGTGTAAAATAGTGGTGTGATCAGCTCCTCCCCATATATCTCCCACTTCTTTGAGTGTCATATGAGTGTTTTTTAGAATATACCATCTACAGAGATGTCTTGCTCTAACAACATTTCTTCTTCTTGTCTTACTATGTATAACTAGTTTTTTGGGCACTTGAAAATAAGTGCAGACAGTGTCTATAATGCATTCAACAGTTTTTTCCCTACCAACATTCTTATCAAGCTTTAAGCCTGGGACAGCCATGTAGTTTATTTGTTCCATATTATTCAAATGAGTTGTAATAGTTATCAATTTTCTTTAATAGGTTGTCATAAAACCCTGATTCTGTGTTATATCTGTTACATATAGACACAAGTTCAGGGAATCCCTTGGCTATTCTCTCTCTATTCTCTACATCAAGAGCAAATATAGCTGTAATTAGGGCTTTAGTCCCACTGCCACATGTACCACGCATGTAGTAATAAAACTGTAATTCTGCTTCTGAAGGAACTTCTATTGTCATTTTGTTTTTGTTTTAGGTTCATTAAATGAGAGACCTATTCCTAAAGAGATGTTATTTATGTTGTCGTACACAAAAGAAAATGCTACATTGTCAATAGATGTGGATAGCATGATTCCATATAAGAGATAGGTGCCACCATCCTGAACAACATACCACTCTTGTCCTGAGGCAAATCTACCATTGTAGAAATACTTTCTTGCTCCAGCTCCTATTCTGGCTGTTACAGACAAATAGGGATATTGAATGCCATATACACCATAAAGAGAGCCATTATAGGCTGTAACCCTCTCATAGGCTGTAGATGGATTGACAAATCCTGTATAATCTATACCCTTAGCCCCTCTATTAGAGAATGTTGTAATGCCCATTCCATAGATTTCTTTCTTTTTCTGTTTCCTAAGCTCAGCTCCAATGCTTCTATTATTGCTTCCATAGAAGGAAAATGTGTATTGGCTATATGTAGCACAATACATAAGGCTCAAAAGCCCCATAAATAATAATTTTCTCATTTTTCTTTGTTTTTAACAAGTTCAATTAATTTCTTCAGACAAGCAAGTTCTGATTCTTCTTGTGAAGTGGATTCATTAAATGATCTAAGCATCTCTACCGTGTATTCATCCCATCTTCTGGGGTGAACCATGTCTTCAATTTGAAAATAGAACTTCTCCCCATAATATTGTTTGATGTATTGATGTAACCCATACTTCTCCCTAAAGAAACGAAATGCTTGGGAATAGGTTGGTGCTGAACAAATTAAATCATCTCCTTCAGTTTCTTCATTATGGTCTTGATAACCACTTATTACTAAACCTCTTGGACCTCGTTTAGGTTCATGATTATTATAAAATCCAAAACATGGTTCATCGAATCCTAGTTCTTTAAGAGCTAATGCTTCTTGATATGGTATAAATTCTTTCATTTGTCTATGTTTTTGTATTTGTTTGCTTGTTTAATAACATCTACAGCCAATGCTATTAGAATAAAGGCTGATACAATAAAAAATAACATCATATGTTTTGTGTTTTAGTAGTCAGGACAATTTGAATGCTTATAGCGTGTATTTATGTGTTACCTGCCATTTATAACAGACATCTCCTTATAATAATCATCAAATATTTTATCAATCCTTTTTTTATGTTGAATATTTGAATAAAATATTGAGCCTAAAATAAGGCAACAACCTAACCAAGCTACCAACCAATAAACGGCAGGTAACACGTGATTTGCAAAAGCGGGGGTTTCGTCTATATTTTCAACTTTCTGCATCTAATTATCTTTTGTGGTTAATTCAAATCCTACCATCTTCCCCCGCTGTTAGCGTCTACCAATTCCGCCACCTGACTATGTTTATTTTACTTTACTTAGCAAGTCAATCAATAATTCTTTTTTGGCTTCCAATTCGATAATGCTATTAGCATAATCTTTACTTCTTAAAACAGAATGGATGTCATCACATCTCTCTTTACTCATCCTCTTCATTAAAGCGTTTTGGTGTTTACCTACGTCATTTAATTTGTTCATCAGTAGTAATTTATTCTCTACTATGTTTTTTGTAAGTTCTGCTTCTTTTACAGTCACGTTGTTTAATTTTTAGTAGTCAGGACAAATAAAAGAAAAACTGCTGTCCTTCTAAGTGGATAATAGAGCAGGACTATCCTCCGTTGGTTCTCCAACGTACATTACCTGATATACACTTAACCTAAACTAAACACATCTTAGAACTGTGTTGTAACATAATAGTAACGTGCATTACTGTCGCTCCTCTATTACTTTTGAGTTACTGTTCAGTGTTAATCAGCAGTTTTTCAGTTTTTTAGAACAATTCTTCCATCAGATTAAGCAATCTGTCTAAGCCATCTTCCAATCCTTCAATGTGGATTTGTACATCAATGATTCTTTGGGCATTGAATGGCTGTGCTGATTTAGCTTTCAACAGGTCTTGTCTACTAATAGCCAATGACCGCTTGGTAGCTAATATGTCCGCTTCCAATTGTTGTTTTGCTGCTTCTGCCTGAAATTCTTGTTCCTGTTCGTTTTTCTCCGTTTGAGATTGTTGCAACAGGTTTAAATACTTTGATCCCTGTGCTGCTGGTTGTACTTTCTTTGTCATTTTGTTTTGTTTTTATATGTGAATTAATAAGAGACTGTTTAGGGTATTTTTCAAAGAATACCTGAAACTTTTTATCTTCAATAACATTATGCCAAAAAACCCAATCTTCTATTGTCTCGTCCCAAGTGAATCCACCGACTCCTTTACCTATTGTTCTATCTTTTTCAAACAAAGATACATCACGTTTACCTGTTTGTTCAAACTGTCTTTGAAGCATTAGTTCTACCACTTCAGGAGGGAAATCTTTTATATCTCCTTTATAAGAAGGTGTAGAAGTATTAGTTTTAGTAGGATGTCCATATTTCTCGTAGTAGACTGAGTATTTTCCTCCATGAATTTTATTCCAAAAATCAAAATTTTCTGGAGCTACACTCCAATGAAACCCTAAGCGACAATTTTTTGGCCATTCTTGTTCCACTCTTCTATCAAGAACTAACATTTTAATTTCTTCAGGCATGTCTTTGGGATAGTCCACCTTTGGATATTTAGCATAGAATACATCAAACTTTTCATTACTTATAACATTCCACCAAAAGTCTTCTTTTTCTGGTGTTTGATCCCAAGTGAATCCACTTATTTTTAGATTTTGAAATACAGACCAATCTCTTTTTCCCTGTTGCTCTTGCTGTCTATACAACATTAAATGTCTTATTTCTATTGGAAATTCATCTACGTTCATAGTTTATGTGTTTTTAAAGGTTTTGTTCTATCCATTTATCAGTAAAATCTTCCATTGTTTCGTTTCTTGTATATTCACCATACACTTTAGAACCAAACTTGTTGAGAAGTATAATCAGTTCATCTCTACTCCAACTATCCTTCACCTTACGAATAGTGATGGTGTTGTCTTTGGGATTGACTTTTAATCTTAAAGGTAATTTCTCATTGTTGCCATCAAAATAAGACTCTTCAATACCACCAAATTCATACTCAACTCTCACCTCTGTAATAACATTTCCATTGTTATATTCTTCTACATATTTTTCAATGAATGATTGAGAGGGTTGAGGTAATTTATATCCTCCCCAATTTTCACTGATTGGTGTTTTACCATCGTAAGGAATAGCTAAAGAATCATCAGTAGTGGCAATGATTTTTAATACATTATTAAAAACAAAAACCATATCTGTTTGATTAATATATTTGAAATCTGTGTGTTCATCAGTTTGAAATATAACATTCAATACTTTATCATAACACCAATCACCCTCTTTAATTTCTTCTTCATCTGATAGGAAATAGAGATGTTGATTACTTAACATTGAAACAGTTTCTTTATTTAATGCTTCTTTACTATAAAAGATATGACCTAAATCATGTTTTATAATATTTGCTTTTTCTTTAGTGGGAAGCATAACCACTTTACACTTTTTAAACATACATAACGTATTTTGTTTTTAAATAATTAGCACCCTCTTGTCTTGTAACCAATCTACCATACTATGTATAGATATATACCCAAGAGTAGGGTCACGTAGTTACTTCATTCATAGGATTCAGCTCACCATTACGTTTAGCTTAAGGATTTAATCATCCAAGAGAACTTAACCACTTGCTGAGAACTTGTTCGTGTTGTAGTAGATGAATCTTGATTACTACTCCATGCCTCCTTTCTCAAGGGAACAACACGCCTACCATTACTGATAGGTTTTTGAAACTGTAAGAGAGTATTTTGCTGATAACTCTTACGAGCTGAACAGACAGGACTCCATTTTTATACACCATCCTACGTTGTCTTCCCACGGAATATTTCACCAGGTACATACGTTACGATGCTCTCTCACAACCCATACGTGTGAACAGTTTCAGGGATTTCATTAACCCTCGTTAATATTTCACCGCTTTATCAAAAAATAAATTCCTGCTATTATAGATAATGATAACAACAATAAAGAACTTATTAACCCCCAATAATCTGTTATCTTATATTTTTTCATACTTTATCTGTCAGTGACTATCTTAGCAAAGTTTGAATCCACTCTCATCTTTTCTAAAAGCTCAGTGGTGGTCATTTTCTTTGCTTCATCCAGTATTCTATTCTTCTGACTTGCTATTCCTAAATCCACTTTAGCTTCAACACCCATGTTCTTTAACTCTGTTACAACAAAGTTTGATAGTTCATGAGGAATTTGTTTAGCTGTAGAATCAGATGTAAGGAAGTTCATTGTACCGCCACCTGCTACAATTAATAAAGCATCACGCTTATTGGGAGTGAAGATTAGAAAAGCCCAGAAAAAAATAGTAAAAGGATATGACCAAAAAATCCATTTTTTAAGTTCTTTTCTACTATCAGTTTCATCTAACAAAAACCAAATTGTAACAATTACAGCAATAACTGTAAAAATTCCAGCGAACACTTTAAAGAATAGATGTGCATTATCTGCAACTGTCATCCAATAAAAAAGTTTGTACCAATTCATAATGTTTGTTTTTAAGGGTTTATTTATATTTTCCTGTAAACTCCACTATTACACCAATCTTTTTGAAATGGTTTTTAATGGCTATTTCTCTTTCTGCTGGTGTTAGTAAGACATCATCGTTAATGTCAATTGCTTCATCAGTGAAATCTGAATTTTTATAACTGACATCTTCATCCAGCAAATCAGGAATGTTCCATTTAAAAGATAATTCCCAAGGACCCCCTCTATCAAGTAAATCTTCTTTAGGAATGCCCATTTGGTGACATCTAAAACCAAGGCAACACATATATCCCTGTTTATTTAGTAAATATGTACCTCCTTCTCCTGTTGTATTAAAGCTCCAATCACCACTGCGCCATTTAGAGCGATCAATAATTAAATAGTCTTTCATTGTCTTTAGTTTTAAAATTCCCCTCTTTATGCAAATATACACAAAGAGGGGAATAGTTTGTTATAACCTTCTTAACACATTCCTTTTAATAGAAATGACATACCTTTTGTATTCTTCTGAAGGCTGATAATACTTTTTACCATTCGGATAGACAATAATTCTATTCGACTTGATTTTAAAGATTTTATCAACCAGTTTGTTTACAAACGGATCAATGGTGTCATCGGAATAATGAAGTGGTTGAATTTTGCTCCAGCAAGAGCGATAGACAAGGGTTGGCATATGTATGTGTGTAAGTTTTGGTTAGAAATAAACACGAAAATGATCACTATATAAACGTACCTTTTTAGCAACTCCTTCAAAAGAAGTACCATTTGGTACATTTAAAGTCATTTTCGTATTAGAAGAACGCGGTGAATTCACTCTCCCTGGTAAAGTTTTAGCAACAGAATACAGCTTAACTGTAAATGCACCCAAAGAAACATTGAATTGCTTGTGATGTCTTTTAGCTATTCTTGCAATAGGTTCTTCCATTTTAAGCAACTCTTTCATTTTTTTGGTTTCTTCAGCGGTGTAAAAAAAGTTTTTTTTCATTTTTTTTGTTTTAATAGTTAAGAAATTTTTGCTATACAACACATTGGAACTGTATCTTTATATGTTAAAAATACATATTTGCCCATTGTTGTTCTAAAAATTGTGTGTTTAATAGGAGTTTTCCTTGAATAAGTTGTAATCAACTGCTCGCTTCTTGATTTGAAAAAAGTTTCAATAGTTTCTTCAATAGAAACTCTACAACAAAATGTCATAATGAATCTATTTTTAAACTTTGCTATGTGCTCTTTTAAATTCCTCACTGTTACACAAAAATCCAAATCATAAAGCGTACAAGGTTCATCTGCATCTGCGTTAATAACATCCATCAACTTTAAAGAAACAGGTTCTTTAATAGAAGAAAGTTGAAGTATTGCTGTAATAGGATGATTTTCATAGATGACAAAGTCTTTAAAACCCCTTGATTTACAATAAGATAGATAATCTTGAATGTTAGGGCCTGCGAGCCCTACAATTCTTTTTAAGTTACGATTTTCAAAAAAAGAAAAAAGGAAGTTTCTTGCTTCCTTTTTGTTTTTTCTATCTTCATTTAAAATGACTGATTGTAAGTAAGTATTTTTCATGTGCTTTAATTGTGTTTTTGTATTTAATTTAAGTGAATAGCCTTTCTGTCGTGCAACATTCCCACTTTAAACTCCTTCATCCATTTGTATTTATCAATACGCTGAGGAGGGTGTACAGTGTGATAACCTGGTTTGAAACTTTCTATTTTAGAAGTTCTCCTTCCAAATAAGAATTCTTTAATCTGTGTCATCTTCATTGTTTTCGTTATAAAATTCATCTTCGTCCTCTTCATCATCATCATCATCATCGTTATAAGTGAAAGGTGATGATAGGACCACTTTATTTTCATAAAGCATAGGATGTGTTTCTTCTTCTTCATCATTTTCTTCAAATGCAATAGCAATAAACCCATCGCATTCATTAAGAATAAAGTTAATATCTTTCAGTTCAATGTCTCTTAGTTCATCTGTATGTTCTCCTTCATCCCACCAACCAATTTGTTCGTGAGTAGCTAATACACCAAAATACTCTTCATTCTCAAATATAACACATAATTCAACAGGAGCACCATTTGTAGCTATAAAAGATTCAATAGGTTCTTGTGGTATATTTTGTAACTGCCAGACATCTATAACTTCTCCTTTTGAATAATAGTTTTTATTTACGAAATACATACCTGGCTCTAAAAAACGTGGCATATAACTCTTCACAACTAATTCAGCAATAATGTTTTGCATTTATTAAATGATTTTTATAATAAAAAATAACAGAGAGAGGTTTTTTACAACCCCTCTCTGTTCATTAAACAAACACACACACAAACCTAATATTTTTAAGAGTTGAAAAATGTGCGTGTGTTAAAAATAGGGGAAGAATTTATAACTCTTCCCCATTTGCTTACATCAACCCTTGCCAAATAGTTTTGTTTTCCCGTAATTAGGAACATTTCTTCTGTATTTATATGGAACAACATATCCCTTTTGAGACCCATATCCCTTATAGAGAGGTTTGGGCCTTGGAACACCCTTATAGAAATACTTCTTATTAGTTGTTGGACATTGTCCCTGGCTGCAAGAACTAAATAATACAATCATAACAAATAACAGAAATAATACATATATAGACCATTTGTTCTTCCCTGTCACCTGATATGTAGGGCGTGTGTCAAGTAATAATGCCCAAGAAATAACAACTACAGACATAATTGCTGAAATCACTGTCTTTGTAAGATTATCAACAACACTATAATAAACTGCTATAACAGCAAATATTCCAGCAAACACTCCGATCACCTCAGGCCAATATATCTTCTTAGAATAAGAAGCTAATGTTGCCTTGTAGTCACGATAGGTGTATTTCAGGTTTTCCTTCAGGGTGCTATCCCATATAACCATCTTTTGGAGCACCTCCAGAATGATACATAGCACAAATGCTAATGTCATTATTAAAATTTGTAATACGTGTTTCATCTTAAAGAAGGTTTTAATGTGTAAGAAATAGTTACAATTAGTTCACTTGAATGCCATTTTCTCTTTAGTTCCTTTAGAGAAACATTAAAAGATTTTGCAATGTGAGACCACCAAGTCCTAAATTGGAAATAGTTTTTGAATTTGAGTGTGCGAAATGATTTTTTCATTGTTTGTGTGTGTTTGTGTTTAAAAATCAAATGGTGTGAAAGGAAAGGGCTTAAAAAGCCCTATTCCCTTCTTCACCAAAACCGAATTTAGTCTCTGAACATCTGTGGATTAACTACTTCAGCCACTTCAGTGGACAACTTAAGAAGTTCTTGGTCAGAAAAAGTCTCCATCTTTTTAAGTTTGTACATAAAAGTGGATTTCAGATCTTTTCTGTTCTCAATCATTTTGTTGATGCCCATATAGGCATTTCTTCTTGCAAATCCATTAAGCTTTAATGGTTTTGGATTTCTTGAAATTGTAACTTTCATTTGTGTGTGTTTTTATTTGGTTAAAGAAATGTTATTTGTTTTTGAAGTTAAAACTGCGAAGAATTCTACCAAGCTTCCCTCTTTTTCTATACTCTTTGTTCTTTCCATCTGAAATTTTTGATTTAGCGGCACAATCAGGTTTCCAATCATAATCAACTGTTATGTATTGTGATTCACCATCAGGAAGTTGAACATCAAGTTCAAATGTTATTACTTTCATAATTTTATGTTTTTGTGTGTGTTATTGGGAAGAGCCTAGGAACGCCATATAGCAATCCCCAGACTCTCTTCACCAAAAATGTGGTTTTTAATATTACATAACAGAAACACTGTTGCAAATTGCTCTATGCAGGTTAGTAATGCTCTCTAAGATGGCATATCCCACTTGAGCATTGTCTTTGGCTTCTCTACCATAGATGATAAAGAATGCTTGGTATAACCATTTCCACCCACGTTTTTGTTTAGCTTGGATGGGAAAATACCTACGAGTACCACGTGGTGTTTCTTTAACCACAGATTGAGCCATAAGAGGCTGTAAGTAATCAAGTGTCATAAAATACAATTTGGTGACCTTACTCACTATGTATGTACATAGCTTTCTACGCACTAGCCCTAACACCTGCTAGTAAAGAAAAGAACCCAATTAAGGGTTCTTAATAATGTATCTCATAGTTAATAATATCATTATCACTAATACCAGAAACACTAACTATCTCACTATACATAGGATATCTATCTGATATAACAGAGAACTCCATGAACCCTGTCTTATGCCATAGTAATACTAAATACTTTTCCATAACAATAGGTTGCCTGTATACAGACTTTTTAATGCTATATGTATAGCAATGAATGAATTAAATTGGTGAATTGAAAAGAACACATTGAAAGCGTGAAGGGGTTATACATCTCCTTGATTATCAACGAGTTATGCAACATTTTAGCAACAAAATTGGACATTTATTCCCCACCCAAACAAGACACTTCGCAGGCTAAGGTCGTTTCCCACCCTTATATATGAAAGGGAAGTATTTCTACTCCCCTTTCATTTACAATTCTAATCGTTCGCTAATTCGTTAAGCAACTGAGTGTCCATAACTTTGGTGGCAGCCATTTCACGATAAGCACGCTTTTGGAATGCAGCCTTTTCGTCTTGCATTTCGCTCTCCAAAATCTCTTTGTGCTGCTTGGTGGAAAGACAAGACACAACTTGCAGAGATTCCACATCAATTTCTTCCTTGGTGTCTCTGTCAACAGCCTTTCGGGTTCCCACTTGGAATTCTACAGTGTGCAGAATACCGTCGTTGAACCATTTGGCAAAACGACTGTCTGAAGGAACTGTGAAAGTTGTGTTTAAATAACTGTACGCATTGTAAGAACGACCATAAAATGGATGCTCTGCGTCTACATCATAAGGACGATTCTGCAAATGAGAGATTTCTGTGATTTTAGCGGCTTCACGAAGGCCGATGCTTTTTTTTGACATAACATAAATTTTAAACGACAGTTGAATCAAAGGGGGGCTCCCCCACCTGCCTAAAATGTTGAGGGGTTTCTGTTGGAAGTACCCTCTCCCCCCATGCATATAAAAAATTTTCAGTATGTCTGGGAAGGGGGCTTGTTTCCACGTGGAAAATTATAGGGGGGCATTTTTAACCCCTTACGGGTATATATGGGGGTGTTTATGGGTGTATTACACCCTTACGGGTGTATGTGGAAAAGTTTTTTTTGGATGGTATATTGTTTCACCTCTACCTTTGGGGTGGTGGGTGGGGAAGGATGTTTCAGGAAAGGAAAATAAAATGTAGGGATAATATAGCATAAGTGTAAAATATTGTGTTTGAATGTGTTAGGAAAAGGGTAATTTTGTAAAATAATTACATTGTTGAATATATGGTGTTACAGAAAATTAAGAGAATAGAAGGAGATGTTTATTCTTTGGCTGAGATGTATTATACGTTGTTAGCTGGGGTGAATAATATTTCTCTTACACCTAGGGAGGTGCAGCTTGTGGCTTTTACAGCTGTTAGGGGAAATATTTCTTATGCTAATATTAGAAAGGAGTTTTGTGATAAATATGGAACCACCAATCCCTCAATCAATAATATTATTTCCAAGCTTAAGAAAACGGGGTTGCTTATTAAGGATGGAGGAAAGATTAAAGTGGCCCCCCAAATCGTTTTAAATTTTGAAGATGGCATTGTTCTTGAAATCAGACTTCTTCGTAGATAAACCTGTTAGTCTTTCTGTCAAGGATTATTTGATTAGAAAGATGGCTGTAAAGCTAAGGGTGTCAGAGAAGGTTATAGAAAGCGTTGTAAATCACCAATTTAGCTCAGCTAATGAGGCATTGAAGCACAACAAAAGCATAGAGATTTCTGGGTTTGGGAAGTTCTTCTTTAATGAAAAGAAAGCTTTAAAGAAGCTTATGAAAAACTATTCAAAGAGAGATTTTTTCCAAAATGCCCTGGACACACAGGAGCTTTCTGAAACTAAAAGGAGGAATTATTATTTGAAGTTGCAATCCACTTTAGAATATATAAAAGATTTAAAACCAAGGGTTTATGAAAATAGGACAGATTTACGAGGGTTGGAGAAACAATCTGCTGCCTCCCAAGAAGTTGAAAGCGGAGATAGCAAGGGTGAGCAAACAGAGGATGGAGATTTGCAGAGCATGTCCTCACAATTCCCTGAATAAGCCAAATTATGTTACGCTTAGGGTGGATGAACATTGTGTTGAATGTGGATGTACGCTCTCAGCCAAGACAAAATGCCTTTCATGCAGCTGTCCCCTGGAACAATGGAAAGCTGTAATTACAGAAACACAGGAAAAAGAAATGAACATAGAATATGGAAAATAACAATGAGAATACAGTTTCTCTACAAAAGATTCCTGTAAGGATGCTTCTTGATATTCTAACGGATATTTGGGAAAGAGGGGCAGATTTTGTAGATATTATTGGTGTGCCAGATGCTGTTCAGGATAACATCTTAATAAAGGTGAATGCTGAATATTTTAACGCTATTAATGAAGAAGAATATAAAATAGAAATTGAAGAAGAAGAAGAAAAAAATGAAAATGATGACATCACCTTTAATGATTTAATAGATGGCTGATTTTTATAACAAAAGCCTAAGGCTCCTTCAAAAATTACATTCTTCCCATCCCACACACAATTTAGGGAGACATTTAGCAGCTGTATTCTATGAATATGGAGATTTGTGGGGGGTGTCAGATAAAGAATTACATTTTGCTATTGAGAAATATGCAACAGAGCTTGAAATGGACGTTCCCCATACAGATGATGTAGATGAGATTGTAAAGGAAGGAATAGATCTTGGGAACATATTAAAAGATGATAATGATGGCGAAGAGTTCTAAAACTACATATATTAATACAGAGCTAGATTGGGCTGAACAACAGCTGGCTAGTTGGAAGGCTTATGTAGATGCCAATCCTTTGCATCAGTTGAAAGACAGGATTGAATGGAAACCTACATCTAAAGGAGGAATGCTTCCTATGGTGATTGCTTCTATTGAGGCCCAAGGGAAATTTGTACAGGACACCATGAAAAACTATCTGTCTCTTCTGGAAGTGGTGGATAAACTACGTGAGAAAGAAGAGTCTAAAATAGAGGTGAGAGGTGGAGGGGAGCTGGGAGCAATGGCAGAGGATTTCCTTAAAAACAGACAATGAGTGAACTAATTTCCATAGACTACAAAGACTGGTTCATCAACCAAAAGAGAGTTCCAGATAAGGAGTCAGCGGAACATAAAGCTTTTTTTGACTTCCATAAACAGCTCTGCTTAGATGGATTTATGATGAATGGGGTGTACATCAACCCCTTTTTGTATTGGCATTTAAACGTCTGGCATACAGAGGTGGACGTTATAGATGAGCGTGGAAGAATCCATCAGAGCTACGCCAATCCCCTTCTGAGGGATAATGAATGGATTGTTACAAATGAAATAGACAAGGCCCAGAATGAGAAAAAGGGACTTGTGATATTGGGAATCAGACGTTTTGCCAAGTCTGTTCTTGAGGCTTCTTACATTGGATGGGGAGCTACATTTGACCAAAACTCACAGAATGTTATTGCTGGGCTGAATGCCCCAGATATAAAACTGATTACAGATAAGCTGGACAAGGGGCTCAACTTCCTGCCTGAAGCCTGGAGATGGCAGAAGGTGGAAGACAACTGGGCTAAACAGGTGACACTTGGTGTAAAAACCAGAAAGGGGGAACGTATTCCGTTTTCCCAAATTCTCATTCGTAACCTGGATGAGGGTAATAATGAAGAAGCTATTGCTGGTACCAAACCACGTAAACTAATTATAGATGAGATTGGTAAGGGTAATTTTCTCAGAGGATTTCAGGCAGCTGTGCCAGGTTTCACCACTCCTTATGGATGGGGTTGCTCTCCTATTCTTACAGGTACAGGTGGCGATATGAAGAAATTCATGGATGCCAAAAGCCTGATGTTTGATGCTGACAATTTCAACTTCCTGTCCTATCAGAATGAAAAAGACGAAAGGCGCTTCCATGGACTTTTCATTTCTTACAAATATAGAATGGAAGCCAAAGAGGACAGTTCCCTTGGAAAATTCCTAAATCAGCCAAAGGGTAGCCCTCTACACGATGTTCCAATGATGGTGAGCAATGAGGATAAAGCCTTGGAAATCACCAATTCAAACCTGGAGCGTCTTAAAAAAGCTGGAGACAGAATTGCCTATCTGAAGGAAAAGATGTACTACCCTATTGAGGTGGATGACATATTCCTCAATGAGGACACAAACATATTTGATATTGAGGCAGCTAAACGTCAGAAAGCCAGAATTCTAAATGCTGAACGTACAGGTACACCTGTAGTGCTTTTTAATGATGGTGAGAAGATAAGTCACGAGTTTACAGATAAACAGCCTATTAGCAACTTCCCTCTGAAAAACACAGATTCAAAAGATGCTCCTGTTGTCATATACGAGTTTCCTATAGAAAGTCCTCCTTATGGACTGTATGTAGCTGGAGTGGACCCCTACAGACAAGGAAAAGCTGCATATTCCACTTCCCTGGGATCTGTCTACATTTATAAAAGAATGCATGATATTACAGGGGAGAAATATCAAGATATGTTCGTAGCTTCGTATTGTGCACGTCCTGATAGAAAAGAAACCTGGGAAGAACAAGCTCGCCTTCTCATCAAATATTACAATGCTCGTACATTGTGTGAGAATGATGATATATCATTTATTGAATATATGAAATCCAAAGGAGATGCTCACTACCTGGAAAAACAACCCCCTTGGTTGAAAGAGGTGGTACCTGGAACAACAGTGAATCGTGAATATGGGGTGCATCGTTCAGCAGAAAAGATTAGAGACTATCTGCACAACTGTCTGAAGAAGTATATGGAGCAGATTGTCTATCAGGAAAAAGACGAGGATGGTAATATTATAAGAGAGGTGACAGGGGTGAGTAAAATATTTGACCCTGTACTTTTAGAAGAGATTATACAATATAACGATGATGGTAACTTTGACCGTGTCATTGCTGCAGAACTAGCTATAGCTCAAGCAGTTAAGATGGACCCCATTATTGGAAAGGTGGGGGGAAGCGGTGATCCAAGGGTGGCAGCATTGTTTAAACCAAACAAGAAAAACCAGCTATTCACAGAGTCAAGAGGCTTATTCACTAAAAGAAAAAATAAACTGTTTTCATAATGGCTATTATTAGATATACAAAAGACGCTACCATCAGGTATGCCTATTTGAACATATTCCCTGACCAGTTTAAAACTGAGAAGGAGAAGAAGGATGAGAGTTGGATTAAGAACACAATGGACTATTTTGCAAACAAGGCATATGCAGAATTTGTTAAAAATCGTGACACCTTTGTAAAAAACTATGACCTTCTGAAGGGCATCCTGAGAATGGAAGATTTCTACCAGGAGCCTCAGGTGAGGAGTTTTACAGATGTAGTGACAGCTGATTTGGAACTTCCAGCTTATGTAAAAATGTATTCCATCATCACCACTCCTATTAACGAACTGGTTGGTGAAATATCCAAACGTCCTGATACATTTAGGGTGAAAGCATTTGATGATGACAGTAAGTCTGAAGAACTTGAGTTTAAGACACAGATATTACAAGATTATGTAATAGCTAACGCCAGGGAAAAGATATTGCAAAAACTTTCCATTTCTGGAGAAGAAGTTTCTGAAGAAGATGTTCAGAAGATGACAATGGAAGAGGTGAAAGAAAGCCTTGACTCTTATACATCTGTAGCAGAGAAATGGGCTAATCACGTATTGACATGTGAGAAAGCTGAATTTAATTTAAAGGAGAAGAGTGAAGATGCTTTTCGTGACCTATTAATTTCAGCCAGAGAGTTCTATCATATATATGAAGACAACTCCAAGCTTGGATTTAATATTGAGGTGGCCAACCCAAAGAATGTTTGGTTCCTTACCACCCCAGATAGGAAATGGATTAGTGACCCAACAGGTAGGGCCCAAGGAGCATATGCTGCTGGTACAGTGCAAGTGATGGAGCTTTCTGAGATTATTGAAAGCATACCAGACCTTACCAAAGAAGAAATAGACCACCTCAGAAGCTCTCTGCAAGATTATGGATTGATAAATGTTCGTGAGTCCAACCTAGGCAACCCTAATGTAGCTCCTGGTATTGATTCAGTTACATATGACACTTATGACCCATTGGTTCTTCAAACTCGTATGGTTATTGAATCAGAGATGAAAGAAAACAATGACGGGCTTAAAGACTTTTTGGGACTTACATCAAATGTGTCTTCATTTGGATATAAATATGTAGTGGTGAGAGCTTATTGGATTAGTAAGAGGAAGATTGGAAAGGTGATTTATATTGACGAAATGGGGAATGAACAATCTCTTCTTGTAGACGAAAACTACAAATCTGGAGCTATTCCCACACAACAGAGCCTTGAATGGGGATGGATTAATGAATGGTATCAGGGAATCAAGGTTGGACCTGACATCTATCATATAAAACCATTTAGACTTCTCAATTATTGTCCCATTATTGGTACAACATTTGAAGTGAAGAACACAGAGGCTAAATCCCTGGTTGACCTAATGAAGCCTTTTCAGGTGCTGTACAATGTTTGTATGAACCAGCTTTATAAACTTCTTGAGAAGGAAGTGGGTAAAGTGTATCTAACATCTATTAGACACGTTCCTATTCCAAAAGATGGGGATGCCCAGGATGCATTAGACCAATGGGAAATGGAAGCTCGTAACAGAGGAATAGTGTTTATTGACGACAGTCCTGAAAACCTAAAATCCCCAAGTTCATTTAATCAGTTTAGGGATATTGACCTCACACGTACGCAGGAAATACAATCTCGTTACCAGCTAGCTATGCAATTAAAGAATGAATGCTGGGAGTTGATAGGTATGAGCAGGCAAAGAATGGGGTCTGTTACATCAAGTGAATCTGCCACAGGAGTTAATACAGCTGTTCAACAAAGCTACGCTCAAACAGAACCTTTGTTTGTAGCCCATGAATATGTCCTTGGACAACTCTACCAGGCCATTATTGATGCTTCCCTGTATGTAGAAAGTAAGAAGTCAGAATCAACCCTATCATATATAACCAGTGAGGGAGAAAGTGCATTTGTATCTGTAAACGGTACAGATTTGAAGTTTCGTGATTTGAAAGTGTTTCTCACAAATCGTCCTGAAGATACACAAATGTTTAATGAACTTCGTCAGCTTTCTCAGGCAGTTATACAAAATGGAGGTACATTGTATGATGTAATAGAGCTGTACAGCACCAAGTCTATGAGAGAAATGAAGAAGGTGTTTAAAGACTTGAGAGACAGGCAGTTACAAATGCAAGATCAGCAAATGCAACAGCAACAACAGCAAATTGATCAACAAAAAGAGATTGCTGCTGCTCAAATGGAACAAGCTCAGCTTCAGAAACAACAGGATATAGAAAATGAAAACTATCAGAATGAGCTGGATAGAATTAATAAGAAAGAAATAGCTTTGATTGCAGCTGAAGCTAAAGCTGGTTCAATGGTGGATGTTGATGAAAACAAAGTTCCAGATGTATTGGAAATCAGCAAGTTAGCCAATGAACAATCAAAAGCAGCTAGGGATTATGAATCAAAGATGAGAGAGCTTCAATCTAAGTCTAGAGAAAATGCTCAGAAGATGCAGCTAGAAAGAGAGAAGTTGCAAGTGGCTAGAGAAAACCAAAAGAATGACCTGGAGATAGCAAAACTTAATGCTAAGAACAGGGCATCTAAAAAACCTAAATAATGTTTGACAAACTAATTGAGCTCCTGTCCAATTGGATAGAGCAGCTCCTGCCTGTATTCATAATCAGGCATTATGAAATGGGAGTGTTAATGAGATGGGGCAAATATAAATGTGTTGTGTCCCCTGGAGTGTATTTCAAAATCCCCTTCTTCGATGAGGTGATTAATCAACACGTTGTTGTCACCACCCTCAGTCTTCCTCCCCAATCATTGTATACAAAGGATAGGCAGAACATTGTGGTGAAGGGACTAGTGAAATACAGAATAGTGGATGTGAAAATCTTCCTTCTGGAGGTGTATGATGCCCAGGATGCTTTGTCAGACATGACACAGTCCATCATCAAAAACATCATCATGGACAAAACTTTAGATGAGTGTATTGATACAGAAATAGACAACACCTTGAGCAAGAAAGCCAGAGTGGAAGCTAAGAAATGGGGAGTGGAAATCCATCAGGTGACACTTACAGACTTGGCTCCTATACGCTCTTTTAGGCTAATTAATGACACAGTGGTAAACAAACTTGATTAGAGCAAATTAGCGTAATGCTATATTATTTGCAAAAAATAGCAATAAAGGCTCATAACTCTTTGCTATTCAACATCCTTCATTTACTTTTACATCAAACCAAATAAAAACTACATATGGATCAAAATCTTGATACGCCCCAATCATTTGGAAACTTTAGTATTGAAACTACTATGGAGATGGGCCCTGGAGGTGCAGAGTTGTTAAACGACCTGTTTTCCCCAGAAACTTCTACAGCCAATCCTGACAAAATTGAAGAGATTGTTAAAACTGCAGAACCCCCTGCTCCAGCTGCCAAACCTGACGTACCCAAGGGAAAAGAAATAGTGCCTAAAGAGGATGGTAAAGAACCAACTGGACAAGACCTTATTTCTAATTTCCTAGGAGATAATACAGGTGAGGAGGAAGAAGAGGAAGAAGAATCTACAACCCCTGTTAAAAAACAAGTTGCTCCTCAAGAACAGCAACCTGGGGAAGAAGAAGAAGATGTGAATCAGTTCACAGCTCTTTCTAAAGACCTATTAAAGCTAGGTGTATTTTCAAAAGATGAAGACGAAGAAGATGTAAACATTTCCACTCCAGAGGAATTTCTGGAACGCTTCCAGAATGAAAAAAAGAAAGGAGCTGTAGAAATGGTGAACAACTTCATCGGTCAGTTTGGCGAAGACTATCAACGTGCATTTGAAGCAATATTTGTAAAGGGAGCTAGTCCCAAGGAATACTTCCAGACATATAATAATGTCGCAAGTTTTGCTGAGATGGATCTTGCACAGGAAGGTAATCAAGTGACTGTCATTAGACAAGCACTTGCAGATCAAGGTTTTGACCAGGAGGACATTGATACAGAAGTGGAAAGACTTAGAAACTACGGTGATTTAGAAACTGTAGCTACAAAG